GGTGGGCGGCGACACTTTCTCCTTCTGGTGCGGGCTGCTCTCGGTCTCCTCGTTGCTCGCACTCGTGACCTGAAGCTGCCCGGCGATGCCTTCGACGCCGACGGATGCGGCGCCCTCCACGCCGGTAACCCACTTGCCCGAGAACCTCACGACGTACGTGGGGTTGATACCCTGCGCCCCGGCCTGGATCACGAGCTGCTCGACGCCCTGCGACAGGCCCTCGCGCACCGCCGGGATGATCGCCTCGTCGGCCAGCTTGTTGGCGAAGTGCTCCACCGGCGGCTGGGGATTGAGCGTCGCGCAGCCGGGAAGGCCCAGCAGCGCCAGGATGGCCAAGAAGAGGCTATAGGCCGTAGGCTGGAGGCTGGAGCCCGCCGTTGCGGAAAGCAGCCTCCGAATCGAGCCCTCCGGCCTCCGGTCTCCAGCCTCCGGTCTCTTCTTCAGGTAGCAGAACCACATGAGTTGTCCTCCGTCCTTGGAGTTTCCTGCGTTCGAGGGAACCGTCCCTCGAGGAACACCGCTTTCAGGTCGTCCATGTCGATCGGCACGGGCGCCGGCCGCTTGGCAAACGGGTCGAAGTCGGCCGGTCTGAACGCCCGCGTCTTCTTCGAGTCGCGATGGCAGTTCGCGAGCAGGGCCAGCAGCGCCGACATGCGTGACCATTCGTCCTTGGCCCGCGCTTCGGCCATCGCGAGCAACTCGCGCAGCGTCAGCCGGCCGGGCGCGACGCCGACGACTCCGGCGCACTGCCAGATGAGCCGCCAGAGCTCGCCAGCGCCTGGGCGACGAGTTCGTCCGCGTTGACCGTTGCCAGCTTCGCTTCGATCGCGTCCCGCGCTTTGTCCATCACGTTCCACGTCGTTTCGAGAATGCGCTGAAGGTTCGCCCGATCCCTCGGGCTCGGGGAAAAACCCACCAGTTCCTCCAAGAGCGCCTTCGTGGCGTGCTCGATCGCATCGCCCGCCATCGCCCGGCCGAAGTCCTCGTCGGTCACGTCTTTGGCGTCCGCCTCCGGCTTGCACGCGGCGTAGACCACGTCGCACAGCAGCACGGGATCGCGGTAGAGCCGCTCGATCAGCTTGCCATCGAGGATTTCGAGCAGATCGACGTTGAGCAGGTCGCGGACGCGCTTGATCGCGTCCACGTTGATGGCGACGGCCCACGTCCGGCCGGCGTTGTCGGTGAACGTTCTCACGAGCCACCTCCGCCGACCCAGTTGCGGAACACCGCCAGCTTGGCGGTCACGCTGACCGTGATCGCCTCTTCCAGCTCCTCGCTCCGCGTGAACGACGTGATCGAGAAGTGCCCATCCGGCCCCTGGCCGCCTTCCTTGTCCAGCACCTTCAGCGCGATCAGGCCGTTGGTCAGGTAGGCGTTCTTGACGGCGGCAAAGCCGGCGTCGCTCGGGTCCCAGATCATCTCGAACTCGACCGAACACTCGCGCAGCGTCGGTGCCGTCGCGCGCCAGCCTTGGTTGGCCCGTGTGGTCACGTCCGCTTCGCCCGCTTCCAGGTTCAGCGTGACGTTGCGGACATTGGTCATCTCGGTGGATGCGGGGTTGCCCGCAGTGCCGTAGTACAGCTTGGCGTTCATCCCCAATACGAAGTTCGCCATGTCAGTCCTCCTTGACTGCCGCGCCTGCGTCGCTTCCTTGACGCCGCGCTACGTCAACCCCAGCTCGATTACCGTTCCGGTCGTCGCCCGCAGATAGACGGTCTGCCCGTACGACGGGCCGAGCATGACCATCGAGTCGGCGGGAATCGTCAGCTTCGCCGTCCCGCCGGCCACGTCGCGGACCTCCACGCTCGCCGCCAGCGGTCGGACGATCAGCGTCGCGCCACGCGGCACCTCGACCGGCTGGTCGCTGCCGCTGGCCGTCAACGGCTCTAGTGCCTTGAAGTTCATGGGCCACTCCTTCGGTTTGAGGGGCACTACCGGCGGCGTGTGCAGCAGCAGGTGCAGCCCGGCCTGCGTGGCTCGCAGGCCGGTGCCGGTGTACATGGCCGCGCCAACCAGTGCCGCGTTGATCTCGGCCTTCGTCCAGGCTTTGCCCGACTCCGGCGACGTGCGACTGAACACAAACACCGTGTCGTAGGTCGGGCCGGGCGTGAAGTTCGCGGTCGCCAGCTCCGCGAGTCCGACCCGCAGCACCGCCCGGCCGCTGCCGCCGGAGTAGTTCCGCCAGCACAGCGCCGCCGCCGCGGCGACGATCCGTTCGCCCGCGTTAAGCGCCACATCCGCGACGCCGACGTTGAACGCCGCGCCCGGATACGTCCCTTCGAGGTAGGTCGAGTCGCTGTCATGCGGCACCTGTGCGACGTAGGCCCAATACTCCACGGCTCACCTCACGGCTCCGGCACCGGCGGCGGCTCCTCCGGCGGGTAGGCGTACCAGCCGGACTGCGTGCCGCTGGCGTTGGGATTCAGTCGCGCCACGCGCGTCGTCGGGCCGTAGAACGTCGCGTCGTCGCCCGTGTAGAGGTCGTCCACGTCGAGCGTGTAGCCCTGCGAGGCGAGGTTGAAGCGCTTGCCCAGGTACGCCGCGTTCATCGACCCGCCCGGCGAGGCGAGCCCTTGTGCGACGACCTGCCCGTCCATCCGCCAGACGTAGCGGTCAAAGAGCACGGCCAGCTCGCAGAAGTACCACCGGCCCAGCGCCAGACCCCCGACCTGCGCGACGTACGGCGCGCCGCTCGCGCCGATGTGCAGCCGCAGCGCGCCGCTCTGCACTTCGCCCATCTCCTGCGTCAGGCGCAGCGACGCCCGGTGCGTCGTGCTCAGGGCGATGTACAGCAGGTACTCCCACACGCCCGGCGTCTGCGGCAGCGACATCAGCCACATCCCGAAGCCCAGCGCGTACGCCGTCCGGCTGATGCTGGTCGGGTTGCCGCTCGCGTCGAAGCCGTTGGCCAGCGTGATGTACGCGGTGCTGGAGCTTTGCGGGACGACAATGCGGCAGCCGTAGTTGCCGCTGCGCTTGTAGAGCGCGCCGACGCTGACCGAGCCGCCCAGTGCGACCAGCTCGTTCGTATCGGCCGCCTCGAAGCCCGCGAACCACTGCACCGGCACTGTCGCCTCCTACTTCACGCCGCCGTCGCCCGCGTCGCCGCCGGCCTTGCGGTGCTCCCAGCGCTCGTTGTCGAACGGGCACTCCTTCTCCCGCGTGAGCACCACGCCGCGGATCGTGCCGTCGTTCTCGAAGTCCACCCACAGCCGCGCGGGGTCGAGCAGTTCGGCCTCGGCGAACGTCGTCCGCACCGCCGCCAGCACCGCGTCGCGCTTCTCGGCCGGCGACCGGCCCGCGGCGCGGGCGAACTGATCGGCCAGCCACGACTGGGTGATCGTGAGCTCGCGTCCATTCACCAGCGTGATGACGGCCCGGTCCTCGGCGACGGCGAGCGATTGGACGTTCACGTGCTCACCTCCGCACCCGATACGTCACGGTCAATACGCTCGTAAACACACGTTCCTTCTCCAGGTGCTCCGGCGCGAAAACCGGGTCGTTCTCCAGCGCCAGCCACACCGCGGCCGGGAGGCCGGCCAGCGGCTGGCCACGCAGCCGGTAGCCGATCTCCTCGACCAGCCGCATCAGGGCGTCCAGCTCGGCCGGGTCGTCCGCGTTGACCTTCCGCTGGATGCCGATGTCGATCGCGCAGTCGAAGAAAGCGTCGGAGCGCGTCGCGGCGGTCGCCGTCAGCGACTTCGGCACGACGCTGACGCGCAGCTCCTGAAGCTGCGACAGCTCGAAGACCGGCTGATACCGCCGCTCGGCGGTGAACGGCAGGCTAAACGGGGCGGCGTTCAGGCTGGCCACGACGGCGTCGGCGATCTGATTGATCGTGCTCACGGCGGCGTCCTTCCCGCCTGCCGCCCGCCTGCCGGACGGGCAGGCTCTGGCAGGCCGTTCTGCCGGCCCTCCAGGTACGAGACGCGCCGCTCGATGGCCTGGTACTCCGCGCGGAGCGCCCGGGCCTCGACGATCAGTTCGTCCAGCCGCTTCTCGACGTGGTCAAGCTTGGCCGTCACGACGCCCCATTGGACGGTGAAAGCAAGTACGGCCAGCAGCGCGGTGAGCGCGACGCCCGCCCAGCGCGACCAGTCCGTTCGAGTTGTTCCGCTGCCGCTCATGCCCGCTCCATGCCCACGTGCTTCGTGTGAATCCGCAGCGTCTTGCGATACGGGTCGCTGTGGCGCCAGGGCGGCTCGCTGCCCGGCGCCATTACCTCGTACAGGAAGACCTGCTCACCGGCCGCCTCGCGAATCCGGTCGCCGGCCTGCGGCAGTGTCGCCTTGCCCGCAAGCACCAGGTCCGACGCGAGCACCAGGAAGTCCCGCGACTCGGTGCGGTGGACAACTCCGTATTCGTCGGCCTGCTCGAATGTGGTCTGGCCGATCGTGGCGGCGATATCGACGCTGTCGCCGCCGCGGATGTACGTCACCGTCCGCGACAGGTGTCGCGTGCGCTGGTCTTCCAGCCACGCCGCGCCGTGTTCGAGCAGGTCGGGCATGAGGTCGCCTACTGCATCATCCGCACGCGGACGGTCGCATCCGCGTCCGCCGCCGCCTTGACGCACTTGCCGATCAGCTTGTTGCCGGTCGCGGTGGTCGTGGCGACCTTGTTCGTGTTGTCCCAGTAGACGTTGGCGCCGGCCGTGATCGCCGTCCCGCCGCCGGTCGCCTTGGCGAAGTCGAACACGCCCATCACGGCGAGCGCGCCGAGCGTGTTGGCCTTGATGTCGAGCTTCGCCACGCCGACCAGCTCGCCCTGCACGATCACGTCGCCAGCGGCCACGTCCACGGTGGGCGTGTAGTCGATCGAGCCGCCGTCATGCCGGAAGATTGCCTGTGCCATTGCTTGCTCCTCGGATTACGCGGCGCCCTTGCTCAGCAGCGCCGCCCGGTAGTCCTGCATCGCCACGCCGAAGTCGAAGTAGCCGCGCCACTGCATCCCCAGCGTGTTGAAGCTCGTCTCGCCGCTCTCGATCGTGGGCGTGCGCCGGCCGCGGAGGTAGGCGATCTCGATCGCCGCCACGTCCGCCGGGTTGGCGAAGAGGTACCACGCGGTGGCGCTGGAGCCGGCCAGGCCCTGGGCGTTGAGGTACGGGCTGGCGACCGGACGCCACTTGCCGACGTGCGGGTTGCTGGCCGGGCTGGGCTTGCCCTGAGCCGTGGTCTCGTTCACGCGCGTCTCGGTCATGAGCTGCTGGGCGACGACCTTCAGGCTGGTGGGCACCAGCAGCACCGCCGGCGACAGCAGGATCGGCTTGCCGTCGGCGTCGACCTGGTCCAGGAACTTCTGCTCGGCCACGGTCAGCGCCGCGATCGACAGCGCCGTGTCGGCGCCGCTGATGTAATTGCGGTGCGCGGTGCTGAAGAAGCTGCTCGGGTTGCTGAGTAGCAACTCGAAGACCGCTTCCTCGCGCTTCAGCGCCGACTTCCGCCCGATGATCTGTGGAATCTGGAGGAACGCGCCGAGGTCATCATCAACGATCATCTTCCGCGTCAGCGCAATCATCCCGCCGAACGTTTCGACGCGGTTGCGATACACCTCCTCGGTCAGCGTCGCGTGCTTGAGCTCGCCATCCGGGCCGACCTTCTCGAACACGCCGTTGCCGGTGAGCCGGTAACGCGTGACCTCCTTGAAGTCGTTGACGTCGGTCTCGGAGCAGAACTGCGCGACCACGCTGTCCACCGCCTCGTAGGCGGCCAGCATCGCCTTGTTGGCGACGTTCGAGAGGATGCCGGACAACGAGATCGTCGAGAAGCCGTACCCGGCCTGGATCAGCCGCTGCTCGGCCACGAACGCGGCGCGGATGGTGTCGTCGTCGAAGCCGGTGACCGGCGCGTGCCCGCCGGCCGCCCGGATGATCTCATGGAAGACCGTGTGCAAGCCGGCGCGGCGCAGATCGCGCGACAGCGCGGCCTCCATCGTGCGCGCGTCGTACCACTTCGCGACCTTGTCTTCGGGTGCGACCTTGTACCTCAGCAGCAGCGCCGCTTCGAGGGCCCTGCCGGTCGGCGGCTCGCTGCCGCGGCGGACGCCATTGACCGTGGGTCGCTCGGCGCGGAGCTTCTCCAATTCAGTGCGTTCCTCAGTCCAGCCTTCAGCAATCGCCTGCTCCTCGATCTGCGGGAACTTGCTCCCACAGATGCGGCGGATGGCGGCGATGCGCTTCGTCTCCGCCGCGGCCTGGGCGCGCAGCTCGGACACCGCGTTATCGCCGGCGGTCACATCATCGTCGGCGGCTGCGTCGTTGCTCAGCTCGTCTCGCGCACCGGGCTGCTTCTGCTCCGCGTCGTACATGGCCTGCAAGCTCGCCCGCTGCGACTCGCTCAGATCAGCGGCGACAAAACCCTTGACCTCCAGCCATTTCTCGAATTCCATGACATCCTCCTTGATGTCCGCGGCCGTCGCCGCGACCTGGGCGCTGGTGTCCTCATCCGCCCCGAGCGCCACGAAGCTGATCTCGCCGAGCGTCGCCTTCCTGGCGATGTGGACCGGTCCTTCGAACTCGCGCCCGTTGGCCGCGACCTTGCGGCCCTTGGGCACGAACTCCACCCGCTCGGCGAGCGCTCCCAGCGAAGCCTGCCAGGGAAAGCCGTTCCGGCTGCTTTCGACGATCTCGCGTGCCACCGGCCCCGCGCCGGAGATTACGCCGGTGACCAGCAGGTTCGAGCCCTGCACGGTGACCGAATCGGTATGCCCCACGATCAGGCTGCGGTTGTGGTCCTTCAGGATCGGCCGGCTGCGAGCGCTGATCTGGAGCCCGGCGAGGTCCACGACCACGGGATGCGGCCAGCCGGCCAGCACCATCGCGCCGCCGGTGTAGGCGACCATGCTGAAGCGACGCAGCGGCGCGGCGTCCGGGCCGGCCGCGGCCTCGACGTTGGCCCACTCGCCCACGGGCGCACAGAGCTGGAGTAACCTACGGTTCATCGTCCTCGGCCTCCTTGCCGATGGGCTGAGCCTGCTGGGGCGTCAGCCCAAGTTCCGTTAGCAGCGCGACCTCCCTGGCGCGCTGCCGCAGCTCCGCTTCCCAGTCGAGCCCATCCTCGGCGTATTCGCGCGCCAGCGTGGTCGTGTGACTGGCCAGCCGCGTGGCCTGCGCCGTGGCCTCCTTCACTGGGTCGACGTGCTCGTACCCGTCCCAGAACCACTGGTGCGGGAATTCGGCATCGCGCGTGCGCGCGACCTGCGGCAGCAGACCCTCCACGAGCGCCGCCTCCGACAGCCAGGCGGTCAGGATGCGGTCGAGCACGACGCGCCCGAGGTGGTCCTGCTCGACGTGGAGCGCCTTGAAGTAGGTCTGGTGATCGAGTCGTCCCGAAGCGTAGTTGTAGGCCGACGAGTTCGCCGCCGCGACGTTGTAGGGCATGTTCAGGCAGCGGGCGATCTCGTTGAGGATCTCCTTCTTGAACTCGGCGTAGGTCGTGGCCGGCTGCTCGGCCTTCATCTGCTCGGCCCGCCAGCCCTCCGGCAGCGGGACGAGCATGCGCGGCTCGATCTCGATCGTGGGCAGGTCGCCAGCGGACTCCGGCCCGCTCTCCGCCGGGGCCTCGGTGTAGATCAGCCCCGCGAAGTCCGCGGCCGTCTCGGCCGCCGCGATGACCGCCAGCGTGTACCGCCGGAGCTGGGCGAACAGCGGCAGCGCGGGCATGATGTCCGGGATGCCCCGGCTCTGGCCCGGGCGGTCGGTGCGGAAGTAGTGGATCACGGCGTCGGCCGGCAGGCGGTCGTAATCCAGTCCCAACCCCGCACCGGCGCGTGTGTCGCCGGGGTGTGCGCGGAGCACGTGGTACTCGATCGGATTGCCGAACTCATCGAAGACGATGCCGTCCGTGGCGGTCGGGTCGAAGATCGACAGATCGGGCGTCGTAACCTGGTCCGCTTCGATCAGCCGCAGATCGAGCTTGACCGGCGCGGGGAGTCTGGGATTGCTGGCCAGAATCGCGAACGCCTCGCCGTCGGCGGCGCGGGCCATGCGCATGGTGCGGAGCTTCTCGGCCAGGCCGACGGCCTTGGCCCCGCGCGCGAACTCGCGCTCGCTCCGCTGGTTCGCCTCCGGGGCGGGCGTGAGCATCTGGAGCCGCGGGCCGGTGCCGATCACGTCGTTGGCGAGCGTCAGCACGATCCCCTTGGCGTAGCTGTTGT